TAAACGATTCGCTGTTTTTAGCAAGTAAAAATAAAGCCTCGTTTCACAGCAGGTAAATTCCCAGTCTTCGTCAAGAGACCAAAACCAATTAATCAGTTCTATATAAGTCATATATTTTTAAATAATGTCCATATCTACTACAGAAGTGTTTTATTATACCAAAAGGATATTACGATAGAAATAAAATAAGCTCTATATTTTCATTGTTTCTATTTGTGGAACTCGGAAACAACTACTCATACAGAGCTAAATTATATCTTTATCATACGAGAGTTCCACCAATCGCATTTATTATTTTCACGGTGTAAAGCTAATTAAAAGTGAAGTAAAAACAATCACTTTGTGCCTTTTATTTTCCCGTTATTAACTTTTTTTCTAATATCCAGTCTTATTTAACCGCAAAGCTTCCTTTTCATAGCTTAGCAGAGTGCGTAATGCATCTAACTGATGTGTTGCTGAAGCATTAAGTCTATCTAGGCGGTCCACCAAAAATGATTCTTCTTCTGCGATACTGTCAAGTAAAGCATTTTGCACCTTTGCAGACAAGCAATTTTCCTGCGCTATCTTAATAATGGTATTTTGTATTTCATCAGATTTTTTCTTTCGAAGCATTCTTTTTGCTTCAGCAAGCATTTCTCCGGTCCTTACCACATATACCATAGTAGCCGCAATTCTTTCTTGTATTTCTACTGGATTATTCTGACATGTGATATTCAGAAAATCGCTTATTTCCTTAATTTCTTTCTCCATATTACTATTATTTATGTTACTAATAATATCATTTTACACACCATTTTTATACCCATATAACCTGAAATCATCGAGGATGATAGTTATTATTCTAAATCACAATATTCGCTTAGAACCAGTTATCTAATGCTCAATTCATACAGAAGTCAAGAAAAAACAGATTGCCTTTCTCTGCCTCGTATTCATCTATATGAGAACCACAAGATTTCAGTTCTGATACCTCATGCTTTAAATTTTCGTTTTCAGCTTGCAAGCGATAACATTCTGCTTTACATTGGGCATATTCCGTAAATGCCTTCAGCATTGCCATGTACTGATTATAATCTATCTCTATCTTCATAACGATGTGTTTTTACTGTGATAATTACTCTAAACCTACCGCCCGAATTGACGGTAGGGCGTCATAAATGAGAACGTTGGTTAACCCCCATACGGCACTTACGCTTTTTATATGTGGCAAAATATTTCTTACAAAACCTGCTCTAATAATTACTTAGGGCAGGACACTTCCACGTGTTTCCATTGCTCTTAAATTCTATTCCCTGACCTTGTTTATTGAAAGTTCCGGGAACTTATTTCCTTTCACCTGCTCTGCCATTACATACATATAGCAGAAATCCGCTGCTTGCTTATAAGTTTCAAACTTGAAAACAACATTTGAACCCTTTTTTGAGACCTTGTATTCCATTGTATGAGTTTATATTGGTTTCATTATAGCTCCATTAAGACGCTGTGTAGTTCTTATGTAATCATCAAGAAGCTCTTGTAATATGAAGTCCGGATAAACGTTCACAACACCGAAACGGTCTATGTTCACCTTATTTACCGGATACCCCCTTTTCCTACACAGACGTGTAGCGTCATTGCCGAGCTTCGAAATGTCACTTACATAAATGGGGAGCTTATGCCTCTGCACGTATGCAGACATAGTGGAACACCCATATTCACCAATAGCTTTTTGGGAAAGTTTTTTAACCTCATCTTCTAGCGCGCCTAACCTTAGTTCTGTAGATTTAAGCCTGTTTTCCTGTTCCACATTGGTTTTGGCCAGTTGAAGAATCAATTCTGCCTGGCTCATTTCAACGGTTGAATTCAAAATATGATCCATTGCTCTATATTTTTATATTAAAGTATTGTGTTTTATAAATTAATCGAACGGTTTATCGCTGTTCTTATATCGTTACGATAATCACGGTTCCAATCATTACGTCCCATGCGTGAACCGTAATAGGAACGGTAGTTTCTATAGTCACGATTGCCGTACTTCGATTTGTATTCGGCTGCACGCTTGGCGTTTTCTTCATTAATCTTTGCTGCTTCCTTAGCTTCAGCCCATGCTTTTTTAAGGCAGTAACTAAATGTAGCATTGAAGGTATGATTGAAAATGTAATGCGCTCTCTTCATTATGTCTGATAAATTGTAACGTTTCATATTCTTTTTATTTATGAGTTATTTTTGATGATGTAAAACTAATATTATAATATTGATTTACCAAGAATGTTATAATATTAAAACATTACATTAACTTTATTTATCAATATTGTAATATTACAATATCAATAATGTATTATCTTTATCCCCAAATTAAAAGAGTATGGAAAGAATTATATCATTAATGAAAGAAAAGGGAATAACTAAAACTGCATTATCTGAACGCTTAAATATTAAGAATCAAAACTTTAATGCTATGCTAAAAAATCCCACTTACGAAACATTATCTAAAATCGCCACTGCCCTCAACGTCCCCATGTGGCAGCTATTCGCGTCCCCGGAAGAAGTGCAGCTTCCCTCAAACGACCATTCTGTCAAATGCCCACATTGCGGAAATGAGTTCCCAGTTAGCGTGAATGTTGAACTTAAAACCAAATAGTATGAAAGAGATCCTAATCATATTAATGTTTATTGTACCAGTCTTTGCAAATGCGCAAGAATATGGAAATTTGACATCTAAAGACTCACTTAATATAAACATGGATTCTTCACAGGTTGTTGTTGATTCTATTGTGGAAGCCAATTTAAAAAAAGAGCAAATAACAGCTATTGGCGGAATACCTTTTGGAATTTCCAGAGAAAAAGCCCTACCTGTATTAAGAAACAAATATGGAACAGAAGGCTATCTTTCTGACAATAAACACATAGTCTTTAAAAACATAAAATATGCAGGTGTAGATTTTAACTCTGTATATTTCCTTTTTCAATCAGACGGTATTAATAGCTATTTTAATGCTTGCATATTTATCCTAAATGCAAAAACGAAAAAAGAAGCCATTGACAAACAAGACGAAATGAGATCTCTTTTATCGAAAAAATACAATTTATCTTCTTTTACAGATGATAACGGATTCGACTTATACGTTGGAGGTGTATCCCCACTATGGAACGGTAGTTCGAAATCGTTTTTAGAAGGGAATTATACTGGTGCTGTCCATATAGACATTATAAATTATGACGAAGAATTAGCCCAAAATGCTGGATTTGAATATTCCGTCCGCATAATTTACGGTCCTTTCAATTACGTAAAAGAAGAATTTTGAGCCTGAATGTATTAGAAATGACCGTATAGATACTTTTTCTTATCGTGTCTGTTATAGCTTATTATAAGCCGCAATGTATGGATGAATATAAGGGATGCGAATGCACCCCTTTATTTATAGCAACTAAGAATTAATAAGATTAATGATACCCTGCCTACCAATTCCAGTTATCTTTCTATGGTAGATGATATGACCATTATCTGCAACCTCTTGCTTTATATCAAACCAGCCAAGGGTTGCATATTTGGTGTATGGAACCCATGTCTGATTAACTTTGTACTGTACACCAAGTTCTTTTAAACGGTTATTGAGTTCAATTGCTGATTTAAACCCCAATTCTTTAGCGACTTCCGTACATGTATAGGTCTTATTTACATGGGTAAGAACAGCAACCTGTTTCTCGGCTTCAATACGTGCAGACCGTTCTTCTTTTAGCTTAGTGAGAAGTTCAATACCAAAATCCGGATTATTCAGTATCTGGTCTATAACATTATCGGTAGCATATATGCCATGCTTACGGATAGAAGGAAGAACTTCATCACATACCCAATCCTGAAACTGTTCGGCATTAGGAAGATTACTTCTCATTATTAACCGATATACATCCTTTTCTGGAATATATACCATATTAGTTCCACCAATTCCGTTTCCATGTGGGCAAAACACCTTTTTGCCTGATTTGCAATGTCTTTGTATTGCATCAGCTGTATCAGAATATCCCAATGCAGTTGCTACATCCTTTGCACAAAACAAAGGTTCTTCACTTGTTCCGGCTACACGAACTTCACCGAACGATTCATTCTTGAAAATCTGAATATTGTCCATAATAAAGTCTTTTCGTTTGAGGACGTACCGCACTTCTTCATGCGGAGATAAAAAGCGAAAGCCATGCAGGGGGTTGTGGCCTACACAGCTTTCTATATCTTAATCCTCTGATTAATTCTAAATTTAATAAGTACAACCCAATGCACTGCAAATATACGGATAATTTTCAAAAGTGACACTTTAAGAGCCATTTTTTTTAAGAAAAAAAGAGAGGTGCAAATACACCCCTCTTACGAAGATACAGCATAACTTCACAGTTTTCCGTATCTTGATGATACATAAAAAGCGTAAGTGCCAAAAACATTTACATCATTATTCTACAAGCTGAAAACAAAATGTCAAAGAGCGTTCGCGTAAAATCAAACCTACATTTATATGTCTTTTAAATAGTTATCCACGATATCAATAAAATCATCCAGCGACTTGACAACCACGTACTTGTTACCATTCGCCTCACATTCCTTTTGCCATTCTTTTTGTACCGGTCTTTGGTATTCTCCAGGCTTTTTCATTTCCACACACAAAGCTCCATAGAAACGGTTACTCTTTAGAAGTATCAAATCTGCAACTCCTGCAAGCATACCTTCTTCTTTCATGTATGCTCCGTTTCTTGCACTTCTTCTGGCTGCGTTCGGAACAGCAAAAAGAATATTTCTTAATTGCGGGTATTTGAGGCGAAACCACCGTATACAAGACGCTTGTATACGATGCTCTTCATCTATTGGTTTCTTACGGATGTTTGCTCCGCAATATTTGGATTTCATTTCTTCGTATGTCATAGTCCGGTTATTTTAATGAATCCCTAAGTTCTTTTATCCACTTGTTGCGGGATTCAGTTAATTCCAACTCTTCATCCCACAGCTTTTTATAATATTCCATCTCTCTTTTTATATCTTCCCCATTGAGTTTTCGGGAAATCCATTCTTGCTTTTCCGGTACATGAGGAGGACAGCTCGAACAATCCCATTCTATGCTTTCGTTCAACTGTAATAACATAAACTCTTTCAGATTAGCATGTTCTTTTGTGGGAGGATTCCACGACGTAACCTTTGATACCATGTTTTCGTATCTGGCTCTAAGAGAGCATCGTTCTTTTTCTCGTTTTTCAAAATCACTATTCATCCTAGCTACCATATCCTCATACTCCGCTTCAAGCTCTTTTTCTGTAGGAGGGTTATCGATTAATTCATTATACTCTTTCTGGCATTTTTCGTATTCCCTCTTACAATATTCACAAGGATTAAATTTTTCTGGAATCGGGGTATCAAGAGGTTCTTCACGCATCATAACAAGTGCACCAAAATTGCGTGCACAACGAAGGGCAAACTGTTCAAAACTGATTTCTTTACCTTCGTATAAAGGAGAAGTATATTCGGTTGGCATATAATTATAATATTTTTATTTCATTAATTTAAAGTCTAATCTTTTCCATCTTGTGGAGTCACCACTGTATCTTTACCAGTCTTGTCAACCACGACCTGCTTCCCTCCTACGGTAATGGTTGTCTTACAGCCTTCCGGGAGTGACTGAATGAAATTACGTACAACGGGAGAGTTGGCGTTTTCTCCAATGGAATCAATAGTTCGTTCTTCAGCACTGTACGGATATACATCCATAATGGCTGTTTCCGCTACAGATGCTATCTGGTAGTCGGCCATTGTACCTTTCATGCCCTCATCCAGCTTCTTCACTGCGTCGCGCAGGTCGGCGGCCTGCACCAGCACCTGGGTAGGGGTTTTCTTTTCCGCACCGCTTTTCTCGTCCAGTGTGATGAAAACCAGTTTACATTTAAACCAGCGGTCGGCAGCTTCCTCTTCGCTGGGGAACAATTCGCTATAGCTGGCACGTTTGATGTCCGATACGGTGAACTCACCGCTGATATACGGAGTGATTTCTTCAATAATACGGGCTTCTGCTTCAGTAAAGCTCAGCGCGTCAACCAAATAGGGTTCCGTTACTTTCTTGTTCATGCCGTTTTCCATTACTTTCTCGTAACGAATTTTACACTCAAACCAAGTATGCATCATAATTAATTCTTTTAAAGTTTGATATTCAACGTTTATTCATTTATAGTGGGAGGTGCAGGATTCGAACCTGCATGAGTGGTGTTTTTGCAGTTCACTGATTTCAAGTCAGCTCCCCTAAGATGTCTCGTAGGTTGCCGGCTTGGATATTAACGGTTATCCTAGAATTTTGCACCTTACATCTTGATTAGCGTCTGCCATTTCCGCCAACCTCCCGTTTGCCTCCCTATCTTCACAGACCGGGAAGGCAAGGTAACAAAGTTATTTCTGTATTCTGATCAAATCAGGGATAGAACCGTAAATCGGCGACTTCCCATCCCATTTGTCAATGAACTGTTTGTAAAGAATTTCTTTGGTAAGACCTTTTGACTGGATAAGAGCCTGTTCGGTTTTCAACTGTTCCAGCTCGTTGCGTTTCTTCTGTTCCTCAATCTGTTGGTCCAGTACGGATATATTGGTGTTCACTTCATTCCGGCTGTCAATCTTCTCACGGACCTTTTCGGAGAACTCCAGTTGTGCGGAGAATGTGAGCAGTTGCAGACCTCTTTTTTCAAACTCCATGTCAACTATCTGTTCCAACCGTTTCTCAAATACCAACGACCCTCCGTCAGCCATCAGGCTATCGGTCTTATGCTTTCGACTTTCTTCCTTTATCAAATCATATATACGTGGTTCCAAGATGTTATCTTCCAACGAAGACATAAAGTCACTTCCACGGCCAATATGCTTGTTGTCAAAGACAACATCAATGGCACGGTTCTTGATAACTTTATAGCTGTATGTAGGACACGCCTTGAACTCCGTGTTGTCGGCAGCTTTCAGTGTGACAGCTTCAGCGAATTCTCCACGCTGATCGAATAGCGGAACCTGAAAAAGTTCTGTGCCCAATTCCCATGTGGACACTTTGCCGGAAACAATCTTGAAATCCTCCTTTCCCTGCTTGCCGTAATTCTCCATAAGGACACCTGCATAATTAGGGGCTACTCTCTCACAGGAGACAAACATTACTAAGGTCATACATACCATCGTTAACTTAATCAGTCTTTTCATCTTTCAATGTTTTAATCAGTTTGTAAATAAAGAAAATTATTGTGGCTGATATTATTGTTACGCCCAGCCATGCGTGTAAGTGATTGAATACCCTATTCCCGACAACAATTCCTATTATCAGAAACAGGATTAAATAAATATACTCTTTCATACCACTCTCAGTCAAAATTAAAGTTGTCCTCACCGTCCGGCTCTTCGTCCGGAATGTCATACCCAAAGTCCATCGGGATGAACCAATCTGAAATATAGTCTTGCATGATTTAATCCTCCTTTTGGCTACTTAGCCATTCTTTATAATCTTTCTCGTAATATTGGGGTATTATACCTTTCCTCATAAAGTCTATGTATTCTTGTACAGTACAATCATCCCAATCAACTCCGTTGTCTGGTATATCTTCCGTTTCTGATGTACAAAGAGTGTATTCAAATGGATTATACCCACTGTTGAGCCCATATTCTTCAACTATCTTGATTACATTTTCATCGGTGGTTATTTGTTTGATTTCACTTTCAGCCACACACCCGGATATTTCAGAGTGTTTGCCAAGTACTTCACCGAAGTAAACACTGATTTTGTTATTCACTAAGTATTCGACATCTTCTGTGTCTGCAATAAATACTCCTTCAAGATTGCCCATTCTTCCGCAATCGAAGTCCATTTTAAATAATGCTTTCATTTAATCCTCATACTTTTTTATAATTCTACTAATCAATTCTTTTTCCCATCCTTGAATAAATCCATTTTCGTCAATATTCATAATGATGTAGTCGCCATATCCTTCATCTTCCGGGCACATGATGGATGGAACGTAACCCTCATGCTCAACAATGATGTTGCCATCTTTATCAGTAACTGTATAAATGCCATCATCGCATACCTTATAGTGAACTTGTGCGGTAAAACCTTTTTCCCAATTAGTGATAACTCCATTGTCGATGTCGATAATAGGTCGCCAGCGGTATTCATTATCGGCATGGATAAATTCAGCACAAGGAATAGTTGGCGGATTTTCAGAATCACTAACTCCGTTTACTTCTGCGTCTTCCCAATAGCGTACACCTGCATCCACTTTCAGGTAGACCGCTTCAAACTCGGTTGTTTTGCTGATTGTAATTTTCATTGTTCTATTTTCTTTTGAATTTTCTTTATCATGTTTCTGAATTGCCTTGCCTTATCTGCTTCGCAAGGTTTGGTAGAGGTTTTGTCTATCAGATTTGCACTATATTCAAGCATTCTGACAATGGAATTCAAATCTGTATTACATAGGGTATCTGCAAGTTCAATCTTGTCGAAATCAATATTATTATCATTCATGAAGTCACCAAGAGCGATTATATTTTCACGAGTTGTGGTAACAGTAAAAGCTCTCGTCAGAAGCTCCGGTTCCTGAGCTTTGGTTTGCTCGACAAAGGAAGGTGGTTCATTGGTGACCAGCTGACTGGCTCTTGCAAATGGATTGACTGAATTCTGTTTGGCTCGTTCCGCTTCCTCTTTCATCTGCGCTTCTTCAGCAGCCTTTTTTTCCTGCTCTGCCTTGATGCGCGCTTCTTCTGCTGCTTTGGCACGCTCACGCTGCTCCTTCAGACGGTTGGCATACTGGATGGTGGATGCGATATTGAGCGTATCCATATAATAAGTACGAAGGACATCGAAATCCTCACCAAACCCCTTCAGCGTGGAAAGTTCGTTCTCGACTTTGGAGAATATGGAATCAATTTCGTTGCATACAGACTTCATGCTTGCGGATTTGTTGAGCCACTCAGACTTGAAAACCTTATTGAAGTCTACAAGGTTAACATTCAATCCATCAAAGTAAGTCTTGATAGTGGCTTTCTTTCTATCCTTGTATTGCTGTTCGTTTTGCTTGACTACCGTGTCAATCTTGGCAGAGCACTCGCCGATAAGTTTCACGGTTTCGGTTACAACGTCCTTGAACTCCCTGAAAGGTTTCATGAATTCTTTCTCAATTTCAAGACGTTTGGCATTGAGGGCTTTCGCCGCCTTGTTTAAAGCTGCCTTGTCTTTCTTTGCCTGATCGATATTCTCATCGTTATAATTGGAGATATCATACATTGGCAAAGCGGCTTTTACCATATCTCTGATTTGCTTTGCGTTGGTAGTAAGACTACCTAACGTCTTTTCACTCACGACCAGTTCTAGGTCGCTTTCTTGAATTGCTAATTGTGTGTTCATTGTTCTATATCGGCTATTTGGTTAATAATATCGTCTGCCATACGAATGCGTTTCTCCATTTCTGCAAAGACCTTTTCATCTGGTAGTATACGAACAATATGGATAGGATCTTTTTGGAAAGGATTGTAAGCAACAAAATCTGTCCAGATTGCATTACAGCACATCATGTGAGCCATGCACTGATAGAAGTATTCATACTTGACTTTGAGGAGCGAATCATTGTCATAAACTTCACTTTTGTACTTCATAAATGTGTTCTGAGACGGACATTTTATCTCAATACATCCACGCTCCCCAGATTCTTCATCATAAAAGAACCCGTCAGGACTACTGGCAAAGTTGGGGATAGTGGGGTGTTTACACGACCCCACTTCTACAATATGCCTTCCTGTTAACCTTGAATACAAATCACGTGCGCTTGCTTCCTGCTCTGTCCCGAATCTCATTGCTTTGCTCTCTACATTAACAGCAGACAAATACTCGGCAAACGCAATATCATCGTTTACAATCTCAGGATTCATCGCTCTTTCTGCCGCAACTTGGAAAATGTAATTCTTGGCAGTATCGCTGAACATGTCACTTCTGCCGCTTTTCATAAGCAAGCCGACACTACTACCAGTAATGTTACCAAGGCGACATCTAAACCAGTCAAGTGACCTTTGTTCTGCATTTTCTATCATAACAACGTTTTTTGAATAGGTTTATCATTTGCTTTAGTTTGGGGCTGATTTACCGGCTGTTCTGCTTTTGGTTGTTCTTCAACTCCTGCGGCTTTTGCTGCGATTTCGGCAAGTTTATTAGCTTTTGCTGATTTATCAATAATTTCCTCATATTCTGCATCCTGAATATCTTCAACTTCTTCCTTGGTTAAGAATCCCATTGATATTTCAGGACAATAGGCGCGTTGCCAGAAAGCAGCCGCACGATAAGTAAGCATCAAATTGGGCATTGTAACCCATTTGCTTCCGGACTTTGTATACCACCCTTCCTTTATTGCCATTTCAATAGTTATCGGATCTGATTCAAGAACTTCTTTAGTAGAAAGTTCAGTGGCATAAGCAATACATTCAATATTATCCACATCAGTACCATCGAACTCTTTTACAACGATTGTATTGCGTCTGTTTGTAGCATCCCACACTGTTTCATTGTATTTTACTTTACCAACCTTCCCAAGCGTTCTTTTCCGATACCTAAGTGAAGTGTATTTGCCACTCATGTTAATGGTAGCGATAAGGAACTTACTTGACCATGACGGATTTCCCTTAACAACATAGAGATTCTGCATTATCATTAACGGATTAGCATTCATTCTCATTGCCATATCAAGCGCAATCACACAATTTCCTGTATTCCCTTTATAAGCTTCAGGAACGATTGTACTTTCAGTGTACATCTTGGCCATGCGCTGCATAACCTCAAACTGTTTCACGGTTTGCCCTACCGGTGTCATTGCAAACTCGGCCGCTTGTTTGGCCTGAATAATCTGTAATTCTGTAACTTGATTGTTTTCTTCCATTGCTCTAATATTTAAAAGTTTAACAATATCTTGATAACCCCTGCGCTAAGCAAAGGCTGGTTCTTTCTTCTTCTAAGATTTTATCAGTATATCCTGACGAAAGCTTTGAAATGTGTAATTTTAAATTCTGATCAATCTGTCCTTTAACATCGGATATATCTTCCTTGATAAGCTGAATAATTTCTTCCTTAGACGAATACCCGTATTCAGGAAGATATTCAAGTTTACATGATTCAACTTTTTTCAGTTCTTCTTCCAATTGATATAGTTCATCATACATTCTGTTCTCTTTTATAGGTTTCATAAACAATGCCTACAGCAGCCAACAATTCTTTCATTCTTGAATTTTTCTGTTCCACGGCATCATATATGGATGCTTTAAATTGAACTTCAACAGTATAATTGGCAAGTTCTTCGTGACTCATAGCCAACAGTTCTTCTTTTGTTTTCATGCTCTTATGTGTGCTAATTATGTTTTCTTCTTTTAATCGCTCTCTATTGTTTCTGGGAATACTTTCAATTATTACTCTGGTAACAGTATAGTATTTTTGGAACATAGGTACATCTGCACCAGATAACCATCCTGTTGTCAGGTGATACTTATCCTCTATTATTGTTTTGTATACATCTTTAAAAGCTGTAACTCCGTTCTCTATTCTTGAATAAGTATTCTGACCAATCTTAAGTATATCAGCCATTTGCTGTTGCGTCATATTCATTTGAATTCTGAATTGCTTCAGTCTGCTTTTTTGCTTTTCCATACTAATAAATGTTATTCATTCTCTTTCTCAAGCCTTTTACTATGCTTTTCTATATATATTGAAGAACAAGAAAAAATAAAAAATGAGATCCAAAACCAAACATTATCAGGATTGGCAAGCAATATTACCATAATCAATGATAAAGCCCAAATAGTTAAAATCGGTGTTCTTTTCAT